TAAGAGTAATAGCAGGATTGATATTCAAGACAACATGATAGAGATGTTTGAATTTTGGTGCCAAACGCATGTTGTTATCAACAAATGTGCGAGCAGCATGTTGGTAATCACGCAGTGTGTTACCAGTTGAATTGTTGTCAAATAAATCTCTAAAAGCGTCAAATATTCCCATACTGTATTTATCCTTGTTTTAAAGTGCGCACATAATAAAAAAGCAAGGACCGTTAGATCCTTGCTTCTATGCCGATAGGTTGTTTGGGTTATTAGCCGCCAACACCTGTTGTGTTATTAGTTAATGGTCCGTCGATTGTTACATCATTTGGATTCTGGATAGCATTATCATACTGAATATTTAATGTAATTTGAACTGGTTCATTGTTTGCATATGCAAGTGTGTTGTAGTTTACTTCAGTTACATAGCAACCGTACAATGCCCATGTATCCAATGTTCTTTCTTCTACTGCGCCGTTACCACCGTCTAGAATGTCAATGTCCATTCTAAACTTGTAGTCTTGACCTGCAACAGGTGCTGATTGTTCTGCAAAGTCAAATTGCTTTTGAATCTGCGCTGAAACTGCTGCCTGTACATTGTTTGATACATCATCACGCAAGTTAAGTGTGACTGGGTTCCATGTGTGCTTACCAGCCAAGTTTACTTTTGAATTGTAGATTTCAATCGGCATGTTTTCAAAAGTAAGGTTTGGTCTTGTTACATCCATAACCTGCTTTGTTAATTCGTAGTTAGGTGGTGTGCCTGTACCAAAGTTAATAAGTCTCACACGGAAACGATATTGTAGCTTTGGCATCAACAACCCTTCGTTGCTGTTTGCTCCTGCATTAGGCACTGTAATTTTATTTAAACCTATTGACATATTATACTCCTATTCACAAGTATTTATCATAGTTGGGGGGTATTTTATTAACCCCCCATATTATGATTATAAACCTGCAATCTCTCCTGTGTTTTTAAGGCGTAGTGGAATGTAAATAAATTCTACTGCCTTTGTTGGTTCAATTGCAATATCTACATACAGCTCGTTTCTATCAATTCTTGCTGGTGTGTTGTTTGTTGTGTCACAAACTACCAAGAAGTCATTAATAGCTCTCAAACCTTGTAGTTCAAGTAGTAGACTTTCTGCTGCACCTTTGATTTCATCTCTTGTAAACTTGTCGTTTGGTTCGAAGATGTAAGGTTTTGCCAGTTTCTTCAACTGTGAGCGTAAGTAAATTACCAAGCGTGATACATTCACTCTATCCAATGAACTTGCACCTCTTGCACGAGTTTTTTGTCCGTATACAACTAGACCCGAACCGTTCAAGAATGTGATTGGGTTAACATTGTTTGAATAAAGAACATCTCTTTGTCCTTCATTCAATGCAACACTTACAAATTCACCTTCACTGTTAATGTAACCACTTGCACTTGCATTGCTTACACCACCTCGTCTAATACCTGCTGGTGCAAACCAAGGAAATGCTACTTGGTCGTTAAGTGCAATAGTTCTCAATGCCATGTGCGATGATGGAACTACAATGTTGTTACCTGCATTGTCACTTGTGTAACCTGCTGGATAATAAACACCTAGATACTCGTCGCTTGTTACAAGTCCATCTAAACTATCTTCTGGTGCACTGTTTACATTGGTTGCCCAATTGCTGATTGCAGTTGTGCTTGTTTGTAGTCTCATTGGTGAATCACCAACAACAAACGCACTCAATCCTCTATCAGTGTTCAGTGTAACCATTTCACCGATTAGTTCTGGATAACCTGGCGATGCAATCAAGTTAAACACATTTGTTTCATCGTCACGCAAATCTTCGTTGCTGTTGACTGCTGCTTGTAGAGCTTGTACAACAACTTTGCGTTGTGCTTTGCGACCAAAGCTACCCGATCCATCTGCTTGGTTACCTGATTCTGTAACCCAACGGTGTGGATAGTAGTTTGCCATTGATGCATCGTTTTGACGAATATTTTCGCCATCTGTATCAATGTGATCACGCACAAATTTCTTAACATTGAAACCGCTTCTACGAGTGTTTACCAACAACATACCTTTTGGATATAGTGCTGGATCCGGTGCATCTGGGTCAAGGAAGTCACTTGCCAACAAGTCTGCTATACTACCTTCACTATGTGCTGTGCTTGTTCCGCCCGATGTACTCCAACGAGCATCTGCAAATAGTACACCATTTTCTGTTGATTGATCTGAACTGTCTCTAAGAACCCACTTGCTTGTATCGCCGTTCCAACGATAAATTGTTGGATAGTTTTCAAGATCTGCTGTGCTTACCCAAAGATCGCCATCGACTAATGCTGATTTATCTGACTGTTCAGTTGGTTCTGTTGCACTAACAATTGGACCTGCTGGATCTGAATCGGCTACTTCATTAACATAACCTTTCCAGTTTGTTCCATCATGAACCATAATGTCAATTTCATCTACAACACTGCTGTACCATAGCGCACCATCTGCTGGTGTAGTTGTTGGTTCACCGTCTTTTGCTGTGTAGCTCAATGGTGCCCAGTTGCTTGCAAGATACTGCTTTGGTGATGTTGCACTTGTTGTACCTGGTGCATAGTAAAGGTTTACTGTGCTTGCAGTGTTAGTTGATACATATGGTGTGAATACATTACCCAATGAACCGTCTGTATCTGTGATTCTAATGTCGCCGCCTAAATTATGGCTAATTGCAACTCTGTTATCACTTGTAACACTTGCTTGTACATTTAACAACCCTGCTGCGTTGATTGCTGCTGCTAAGGCTTCTGCATCACCTACAACTCCTGTTGCTTCCCAACTAACAGTTGCACTTGAAAGTGCTGTTGAATTTTTTCTTGTTTCGCTAATTGTAAAGCTATAGTTAGCTGCTGCCCATGTGCTTGCAATTACTTTTGTACTTGTAATTGTTGTAACACCTGCGTTTGCTCTTCTAAAGATCTTGTAGTTCGCTCTAGGATCGCTTGCTTCAGCTGTGTTAGTTTGTACATATACACTACCAACAGCAAGATTTACACCGCCGCCTGTGCTATCAAGTTCTTTAATAGCTTCTTGATTTGTAGCATATAATGGTGCTGCAACTTCTGTCCATTCGTCTGCACTTGAATTGTATGTTTTAACATTCCAATTTGAACCACTGTTAGGTGATGTTGTTTTGATCCAAACACTACCAGTTGGACGACTTGCTGTGTCAGCAGTTTTCCATTCTGGAACACTTGTGTGTTTTGCAATTGCTAATGCTGGAATGTAGCTACTTGTTCCATCTGCTGGTAAACCTAACGCAGATAATGTTGCATCGTCACCGTAAATAGCAACTTGTGCTGCTGCTGCTCCTGTATAGAACAAATGCAAGTATCCGCCTACTGCTTTTGCTGTAAGTCCACTAATACCTGCTCCGTTAATATCGCTTACAACATCAGTTAGTGTTGTACCACTCATTGTTACATCTGCTTGAGTATCAGTAGAGTCGCCGCCTAAGTCGATTGTGATTGTTCTTCCTGCTGTTACAGTTGGATTACTTGCAGTTCCTTTTAGGAAAGGATGTGAACCTACCCACTCAGGTGAACCTACTTCGACCCATGTGCCGGTGCTGTTTTTGTACCATAATTTGATTGCAGTTGTTACAGCAACTAATGCATAGTCGCCATTGATACCGACTGAACCTTTTGGTGTATAATCTTCGCCATCATAATCAACAACTTTTGTTGTATCTGTGATAACAGTTGGTACTTTGTTTGTGAATGTTTGACCGCCTGTTGTAGTAACTGCTTCTCCGTTCCATTCAAAAACGCCATACTTTGAATCGTTTGTGTCAAACCAATATGCACCGTTAACTGGTTTACCTGCTGTTGCAGTTGCACTTGCTGTAATTGCATCTAGGTCTAAATCTGCACGAACAATATAAGCTCTGTTTGCTACACCCAAATATGAGTATGCTGCTTGTAGTCCGTATTCGTTTTGCTCACTACCGTGAATCGGTGTGTTGTTTGTATCCGTATAAAATAGTGGATCACCAAAAGTTTCTGCAAGTTCTCTTTGTGAACTCATTACATAAATTTTACCTGCATTGGCTTTTGTTGTGCCAGGCGCAACACCTGTTCCACCCGGATTAGTTTTGTTTGTCTTTGTTGCTACAAAGATAAGCGGTGTTGTTCCAGGTTCTGCTGGAGTATAGAAACTCTCGTCTATAACGCTAACCTGAACACCTGGTGATGTCAATCCTGCCATGTTTTTTTCTCCTCAAGAAGTTTTAACATTAATATTTATATGGTTATGGCGAAAAACCGTGGTTTTTGCCGGTTAAACCACGCACTTAATGATTGACTTTTGTATTTTTTATAGTATATTAAATAAAAAGGGTTTGTTATGGCTATTAATTATAAATTTGATGAAAACAAGTATATTGAAGAATTTGCAAAATATATCGATTCAACTTACGGACAACATTACGCAAAAGACAAATTTCAAGCCACTGAATTTATTGTAGATGGCGGACACGGAACAGGCTTTTGTATTGGTAATGTGCTAAAGTATGCTCAACGATATGGCAAAAAAGGTACAGCAGATGATGCAAGGAAAGATCTAATGAAAGTTCTTCACTACGCACTTATGCAATTGTATGTTCACGATAACGATCTTTAGCCAATAGTAAATGCATAGCCTGTTCCACCAGCTACTGCTAGTGAAGCTTCAGCTTCTAGTTTTTCCATTTCACTTTGTGCTTCTGCTTTAAGACTCGCTCCATTAAGGCTAGTGCCGCCTTGAGGACCTGCAATAGTAGCGAATTTTTCACGAGCTTCTCCTAGCATATATTTACATGATGCTAATGTGTAATCTTTTATCCATTGCTTTGCAAGATAATCCTTCAGTATTTCGCTATCTGGTCTATAGTTGTAACACTCCATAAGAACTTCTTCGCCTGCTCTTGGACGCTGTAAAATAGTTAGTTTTTTTGTTGTGGAGTTCCATGTAAATTCAATAAAACTACCAAACATTCTGCCTACAAGTTCTTGTTGTTGGCTAAACAGTTCATATGTAGCCAATCCGCCCATCCCTGAACCTGCCAACAAATATGTGTTTGTGTATGCTAAGTTAAATGGATCATAAATGCTGCTGCCATCGCCACCGCCACTGCGTGAACCAACACTTCTACGAAAGATTTTATTTACTTCCATAATTTCGTTTGGAAGAATATAGTCGTTTGTATCTTCTAGCAACTTTAGTGATATATAGCTTTCTTCAACACTGTGATCGCTGCGCATTCTGTATCTAGTCAATGCTTTTGTTAATCCTGTTTCGTAGTGAATAGGATCTAATTCAACATCAACCATACCTCCTCCTAAGAAAGCATTTACATAGTCAAATATTTCTTGTTTTTGTGTTACTAGATTGTTGTCAGCCATTTTAGTCTCCATAGTATTTATGCTAAATATGTGTATGCCACGCTTATCATTATATAGACCAAACAAAACAGCCGATTATGAATTCCTAGATAAGGTTATCTATGAACAGTTCAGTATTGGCGGAACTGACTTGTATGTCCACAAATATCTAGGACCTGTAAATCCATCGGAAGATGATGCGACTGCTGATGCACCTAGATACGAAACACAAAGTGCAACAAATATTCAAGATATGCTGTTTCTTGAAAACAGAGACAGAAAATATGATACAGATGTATACACAATGCGAGGAATCTACAATGTAAGCGACACTGATTTCAACTTGAGTCAGTTTGGTTTGTTTTTGAGCAATGACACAATCTTTATTACAATACACCAAAACAGCAGTGTAAAAACACTAGGCAGAAAAATAATGAGTGGCGATGTTATTGAATTGCCGCATTTAGTAGACGAATATGCATTAAATGATTAAAGTGTTGCAT